TGTTGCTCAGGATTAGGTTGATTACCTTGTGTAAGAGAACTAACAATCTGGTCTCTGTTATGAATAGAAGAGTTTTGCATCATAGCTAGTAGAATCACGTTGAAAGCAGGTGAATCCTTAGGAATAGCTTGCAACATCTGTACCATCTGAGTCATTTCTAACTCTTTAGCCATAATTCCCATAGTTGAATAAGGAACAAACTTGTAATCTGATACAGGGTAACGCTCAACATCAAACTGAATCTTACGCCACATTGATTTATTAATCAAAGGGATAAGGAAAGTGTTCTGAAAGTTCATCAAGGTACGCTTCTGGCGTTTAATTGACGCAGATTGTGCCATAGACATACCTGAAGAGGTAGCTCTATCAGCATTTCCTACATCAGCGGAGCCAGTCCCCATCTGAATCATGTTTTGAAGAGAGGCGACCTGGGTAAATGTACTTTGGTCTGTGGTTCCCAAGTCCAAAGGCATTAAAGCTTCGCGTGGTGAACCATTAGTTAGTATCGTCTTGCCAGGTCTAACCTCAAACTTGATACCGCGTGGTAATCTAGTGGCATCAGCTGCCATCATAGGGGTAGTTGTTAATGCCAATGAGTCAATTCTTGCTCTCATCTCAGCATCTAGTGCTTTTTGAGGGTTATATCCCTTCTCACATACACCTCTACCCCAGAATTTATTAGGAACAATGTCATGTTGGTAACTAATGAACGGTCTGTCAACCATCATAAAGGCATTCTCTTCAGCTCTAAGGATATGCTCATCATTAACGATAGTAACTACCGCTTCAACTAGCTCATCTTTCTTAGAGTATTCAAAATCGTCTTGGTCTTTGTTCTTCTTTAGGAATCTTTTAGGTACTAAGCCCCAGTATTCAGTTATCTTGACCGAATCAGACTCATCAGCTCGCTTGGTTTCAGGGTCGAAGCCAAAGCGAACGGTATCATAATCACCATCAAGAGGAACATCACGGTATATGCCAGACTTAATCCCATCCACGACATGATAGCGAGGCTTAATGACTTCATGCGCAACTCCAAGTGCATCCGTTATAGAATTAGCAGTAGGGTCAATCAAAAACTCTTTAGGAGAGATAGGTTCTAGCTTAACATCAATAGAAGGTCTTTCGATTAACTGACGTGTGTAAGTAGTAGTACCATCTACAGGTACTTCAGCAGGAGACCTTTCTACATTCTGTTCAACGACAATCTTACCGATACCAGTACCGTAGATAGCACCGTTAAGGAATATCTCACAGACAGCATCCTTGACACCGTTCTTTTCTAGGTCTTCCTGTAGTAAGTTACGTACGTATTCTGCATCTGAAGGGTCTTGGTCCAACATATCATCTTGAATATCAAACCATTTACCACGACCAAACGTAGCTTCCTCTAATTCTGCAACTGAAGACTCTACAGCTTGTTGTAAAGCAGGTGAAATGATTCGAGACTTCTCAGAGTCTCTAGTTCTGTCGGATTGTAACCAGATACCACGCCAAAGTCGGTAGTATTCATCCCACTGAGTTACATAGTTAATATCTCTATGCGTTCTCCAACCATCAAGACGATAAGTTAGCCATGAAGCCAATGCGCGGTATTGAGTTTCCTTACTGTCGAACATAAGTGATTGATTTCCATAGGAATTTAGTCGTAATATATCATAAAGAGAGTAGGATTATTAACTAAATTGAATCAGTAGCCTGAAATAACATCCTCAGGTTCCCATTCTTCATCAAATTGTATAGAGTGTGCGAAGTCTGCAATAGATACTTGGTCTATATAGGACAAAGCATCTAGTAAATCATCATGTGAAAGACGTGAAGGGAAGTCAAGCATCTGTGAAATGAAGAATCTCCAGTCCTTATCCTCATTAAAGGTGATTTGTTGGTGTTCCATGCGTCCTTGAAGGGACCAAGTGATACGTTCAGACTTCTTTTTACCGCCATGACGTAGTTCGTCAATATGGATAAACCGATTAGTGACCCGCATCTCGTCTTCTAGGTAAGGCATGATAGCATTCTTCAAGGAACCCGTCTCAATACCTACAGTTGTAGCTTGATTTACATCTGCAGCCTTCAATATCTTAGTAGCAGTCTCTTTAATAGACCATCTACCGTGCATAATATCCTTAACCCACCACTTATCTCTATCAATCTTAACAATAGCAATAGCAGTTTCGTCTAATTTAGAGGATTTAAGCCCCCTTTCCTTCTCAGAAGCTTCAAAACCAGCGGGGTCTACAGCAATAACGTAGTTACCTTCTTCAGGTTCACTGCCTTGTAAGAACCATTCCTCTTTAAAGATACCACCAGAGAAGGTTTCAAAGGATGCTTCAAACTCTTGTCTAAAAGCCATAGAAGACATAGCACTTCTAGCAGTCTCAATCTCGTCTTCAGGGATAAAAGGGTTATCAGTAGAGTTAAATGAGAAAGCTTCCCAGTCATCATCCTTCTTAGCATCTATATATAGGTCGTAGAAGTGATTCTTACCAGCAGGTGTACCAATAAACATAGCACCACCTCTTACGTCAGCTAATGTAGGACGGATAATCATCTCCCAGACATCAGGACGCATTGAAGCGTACTCATCCATAACAACATAAGCAAGACCAACACCACGTAAGGTGTCAGGTCTGTCAGAACCTTTAAGGAATATTCTTCTTCCGTTTGTTAAAGTTATTCTTGCAGTATTCTCATAGGTATCTTGAATTAAGTCTCCACCTAACTCTTTCAACATATTCCACATAATGTCCTTAGCTTGTTGAAAGGTAGGACCAATGTAGAAGACATCCTTAGAGTCAGACTGTAATGCCTTAATAAGTAGAATCCAAGCAGCTAAACGACTCTTACCAAAGCGTCTTCCTGCAGCAACAACCTTAAACCGGGCTTCTGAATTGAATATCTCTAACTGAGCAGGGTGTAGCTCAACATTTAAAGTACCCATTACTTCTTAAGCTCCTTTACTAACCTTCTAAGTTTATCTAGTATCTTGTTTTGTCTAGCTTGTCTAGCCCAGTAATCTTCAGGGAGTTCCTTTAACTTACTCATCAACTATCTCAGCTATCGTTTGGTCAGCTGATTTAGTCTTAGGATTCTTAAGGACCTTATCTTTAGACATCTCAGTTAATTGCTCAGATGTTCCTACGTTAATGATTAACCCATTCTCAGCTTTAGTGTGTTTAATCTCTACAGCTTTCTGAGCAGGAACAATCCTATCCATACACATCTTTAAACAATGAACATCACCTTTAAGAGCCTTAGCAATGACAACCTCAACAATCTCTTCTCCTCTAGAACTTAAGAGTTCTCTAGCAAGTTGAGTGTATTTATTAACAGAACCTTTAGGTCTTCCATTAGGGTTTTGAACAACTCCTTTCTTAAAGAGTTGAGGATTGGTCTTACGACCATCGACTTTAGTTGACATAGTTTAATTATCCATATAGGTTAAACAATTATAGGTACTTAAGTTACTTAAACCCGTTAGGGTGGACAATAAGGAGTTACCGTTTAGGTAACGACTTAGTGTTCATAGTACCTAAGTAGATATGAATTTAGGAGCTTATTACCTTTAACTTCGGGGTAGTAGACACTTAGAACACTTAATGACGTTAAAGGATAATCTAATAGTTACTTCTCAGAAGGTGGTGGTGGTCATCTCCTGTAACTCATGTTTACTTAAGTAGTGAACTTAGGTTTTAGTATAGCTGATGAATTAACTTTAGTAAAGCTAAAACAGCCTTATTTACTTAAATTGACCCGCTTTCCAGAGTTATCCACAATCTCTACTCAATCTTAGTATTTAACAGTAAACCCCAAACCCCTCTCTCGTCTAATTACGATAACTCAAATCCTTCTCTCGTCTGATTATGATTGTTAATTTAATACACAGGAGTCACACATGGGTCCCCCCGTACGTGTAGCTAGGGATACTGTAGTAATTCAAGTGTTTGTAGAGCTATAGTGTCCTTGAGAGTGTAAGGTAACGATAGACAATCAAACGTAAGGTCTTACGTATCTATTATTGATTGAATTGATTCAAGTCAAGGGTTCTATTAAAACCCTAGTTTATTAAGTAACCCTAAGGTATCAAGCTACTAACAACCTCTTGATGTAGCGTTGTATGCTCCCACCTAAGGTACATAAGGTTTATTAGTCATCACCCTACATACCCTTATAGAACTACACCTTGAAGACTTAATCTTAGCTCAGTCTTCTACACTTCATAATGTAGTAAGCTTTACTAAGTAACTGTCAACCACTTGGTTCATCTACCTATAGAGTCTTACTTTAAGATGTCCCTATTCCTTAGTAGCTTTATGCTAATTATTCTAAGCTTTACTAAAGTTATCATCTAGTTACCTTAGAGAGATAGGGGGAGTAGGGAGATATGACCTTGTTACGTGAAGTTAAGGTTTCCGTGTCATCCTCAGTCATTCAACTGTTTACTTTTACAACCATATTTCTAGTTGTTGTTTCCTAAGCTTTCTCCTTTATTTATTAAACTGTAACCATCAGTCAAGTACCAAGTTAATATCAAGATAAAACCAAAGTAAACATTAAACATGCTACGTCTTCCTAAGTTCCTACGTCACTAAGGTAGACGTGATGTTGACTTTGGTTTCATCTTAATATTAATACGTACTCGCCTAACGGTAACATTTTAATAATAAAGGATAAACCAATGAAACAATCAACTATAAATATGTTCGTAAAATCAATCAGTCTCTTTCCATCAGATGACAGCTCCAACCTTAACTTCACTACACAAGGTCGTAAGTGGGGAGATGAGTGTTGGAAATTAGATGATAACTTAAGTAAAGCTAAGAAGAATCATCACAAAGCAACTATGGAATGGGACATCTTAAAGCAAGACTCTAGAGGTGATGAATCAACTGCTCGTCAACTACAAAGTAAAGCTAACTACATTATGAAGTTAGAAGACCAAATCGCTAACACCCAAGACCTTCAATCTGCAGTTTTAGAAGGCTATGAAAAGTTCTTCGATAAACCTTATGTACCTTATGTGAAAACAAACACCACTACTTCTAATCAAGAGGTTGATAGCAACTGGACACCAAAGGCTTACTAAATAAACTAGGGAGTTAATAGCTCCCTTTTTATTGTTCACAATTCAATATTGATTGTCTATCTTTCACTTCTAATAATGAGGAAGAGAGGTGGATGGATTAGTCTGGGATTATTACAACACAGGAGATAGCATGGATACAGTACAACTGAAAGGTGAGGGAATGTTGATGTACTTTGTCAGTCACTTTAAGATGACAACATCAGAGGCATTGAAGTCAATGGAAGACCACGGTCAAGACATGGCTTGGTTTTATAACTTACCTGAGGGTGGGCAGACAGCTATTAAAGTTGATGACCCTTTCTTAACTGATTACATTAGAGGAGAAGTATGCCAAAGTTTAATAAGAAACAAAGAGACTACTTAGATAAGGTAGTAAAGGAATCGTCAACTAGAATGATACTGAGTGAGAGATTATTCAGTGTTCATTCTACTGTTGAAGATGATGTAATGAAGTTAGGAAAAGTCTGGGAGAATCAATGGTCTGATTTAGATAGATATGTCAGTGATAAGTTCATTGAGTTTCACGGTGCTAAGATGCAACAATACTATTAATAGGAGAAGGTTATGATGACTAAAGAAGAAATGGAAGGAACGAGGGTATCAAAAGAAGAGCCATCGTTATTAAAAGAAGATGGTACTACACCTTTAAGTAATGAGGCAGCTCAGGATTATATCAATGAGTTAGAGGCACAAGTAAAGATACTAGCTAGAAGTAAATCTAGTGTGGTTGACAGGCTTGATGAGTATCAAGGAGAGCAAGGACCT